GAACCTGGACTGCTGGATCAGTTGAGTTTCTTGGACATCCTTGGTCTGGTCTCACCTGATCGTCTGACTGCTGTACTGGGAGAACCCACCAGTCCGATGACTGCGTATGCTGCAGACATCGACAGGGAAGCCGCATTTGCAGCTCAGGACCGAATCAACCGACTGAAACCCCAGAGAGTGCTATCTCTCTTTGATGGTCTGGGTGCAGCACGAGTGGCCCTGGATCGTCTGGGAATCCCCGTAGACAAGTATCTGTCCAGTGAAATCGACCCCTACGCCAAGGGGGTTCTGCAGCAGAACTATCCAGACAGTGCAGACCTTGGTGATGTGCGGGGCATCCGTGCAGAGGATGTGGGGGATGTGGATCTGATGTGTGGGGGTTCCCCCTGTCAGGATCTAAGTCGTGGGAATCGTGGGGGCAAGGGTTTGGAAGGAGATCGGTCATCACTGTTCTGGGAATACAAGAGACTGAAGGACGAGGTTCAGCCCAAGAATTTTGTGTTTGAGAATGTGATCCCCAGAGGATCCATGCAGTCTGATGATGTGAAGATCATCCGAGATGCACTGGAGGCAGAACCCATCATTATGGATGCAAGGGACTACTCGGCAATGGCCCGTCCCAGAATGTTCTTCACAAACATGGATGTGGATCAGAGCAAACCGGACAAACTGCCGAGGTTCCGAGACTTGTTGGATGCAGAGGTTCCAGAGAAATACCAGTTATCAGACCGTGCCGTGGATTACATGAACCGACCTGCAGGGAAATCAGGCAGAACGCACTTTCAGCGTCATGGATATGATGTCAACAACCCTACGGCAAGAACGGTTCCAAGGGTGATCTACAAAGGAGTTCCCTACAATGCTGTGCGGATGGAAGACGAATCAATGAGACGGATGACACCCATCGAGATTGAACGTCTCTTTGGACTACCGGAGAACTACACAGCAGGTCCCTCGGACACCCGCAGGTACATGATGCTGGGCAACAGCATGTCTGTCCCAGTGCTGGAAAGAATCATGAAGGGGTTACTCTGATGGCAATCACTTACCGTGGAAAGACGTTCAGTGCGTACAATCGCCCTCGCAGATCCACCGATGGCAAGAAGAAGTTTGAGGTCCTTGCCAAGGAAGGGGATCAGGTCCGTCTAGTCCGCTTTGGTGATGTCAAAGGTGGTTTGACCATTAAGAAGAACCAACCCTCCCGCAAAAAATCCTACTGTGCCCGTTCAGGGGGCATCCAATCCACATCCAAGCTCAAAGCAAACTACTGGTCTCGCAAACAATGGGATTGTTGAGATGAAAAAGAAAACCAACCTCTTTGACAACATCCGCAAGAAACGAGCACGGATCAAAGCGGGATCAGGAGAACGCATGGCCCGTCCTGGGGAGAAGGGCAGACCCAGCAACAAGACATTCCGCATTGCTGCAGCAGGTGCAAAGAAACCGAGAAAGAAATAAATGGCTGAATCCCCCACTCCGATGACTGCAGACGATCTGAAAGCCTGGATCGCTGGCACAGTGCAAGATGCCGTCGATCACATTGATGATGAGGTCAGTCCGGTCCGAGCATCCAGTTTCCGATACTACCTCGGCAGTCCCTTCTCTGATTCTGGAGACTCCCCCCAGGAAGAGGATGGCAGATCACAGGTTGTCAGTCGGGACGTTCATGATGCCGTTCATTCGATCCTCCCCTCTCTGATGCGGGTCTTCTTCAGTCATGAGAAACCATGTGAGTTCATTCCCCGTGGTCCCGAAGATGTGGCAGGTGCAGCACAGGCCACGGAACTAGTGAATTGGATGATGCAACAGAGCAACGCATATTCCGTGTTCGCAGACGCAATGAAAGATTGCCTCATCAAAGGCGAGGGCATCATCAAGTGCTGGCATGAAACCTTGTATGACATCCAGACCAGAGAATTGACGGGCCTTGATGAGCTGCAGATTGGGTTGTTTGTGCAGGAAGGGTTTGAAGTTACTAGCAGTGAGGAGATCGAGGAGCAACCTGGTCTCTACAACGTGGTGCTGACCAGACGAATACCACGAGGCAAAACGAGACTAGAATGCCTACCACCCGAAGAATTTTTGATCAACCGCACGGCAACCTCCCTGGAAGATGCAAAGATCATCGCCCATCGACAACTGCTGAGAGTCGGAGACCTAGTCGAACTGGGCTACCCCTACGAAACGATCATCGAGTACAAGGGATACGAGGACGATTTTAGGTCAAACGAAGAATGGAACCTCCGGCATCCCAACTGGAGAGAAGAGGACGATACGGATGCAGATCCAGCCAATCGTCTAGTCCAGTACGTTGAGTCCTATGTCCGAGTGGATGCAGATGGTGACGGGGTCCCCGAACTCCGCAGAATCTGCACGATTGGCAACGCTCACGAAATCCTGCTGAACGAACCTGCAGATAGTCATCCCTTCATTCTGATCCGCAAAGATCCACTTCCGCACAGTTGGAGAGGCATGTCCTTGTACGACGAGCTTGCCGATGTGCAACGGATCAAGTCTGCAGTCATGCGGAACATGCTGGACTCTCTGTCTCTCAGCACCAGACCCCGAATCTCCTACCTGGAATCTGCAGTCGATTGGGAGGATCTGGCAAATGATGAGGTGGGTGCATTGATCCCAATGCGACAGGCAGGTGCGATTCAAATGCTGGAGATGCCTTTTGTTGGAGCAGCCGCATTCCCTCTCCTTCAATATTTGGACGAAATCAAGGAACAACGCACAGGGATCAGTCGAGCAAGTCAGGGACTTGATGCAGAAGCGCTTCAATCGACGACTGCCGTAGCAGTGAGTGCAACCCAGAAGGCAGCACAGGCCAGGCTGGAACTGATCGCACGGAACATTGCCGAGTCAGGATTTAAACCACTCTACAAAAGAATGCTGGGATTGATCCTCCAGCATATGGATCAACCGACCATCATGAGATTGAGGGGTGAGTTTGTTCCCGTCGATCCTGCGAGTTTCTCTGACTACGATGTCCTGATCACCCTCCCCCTCGGACGAGGATCTGAAGAAGAACGCAGACAAGCACTGCTGGGACTCTTGGCAAAACAAGAGATGTTGATTGCCCAGTACGGCCCGATGAATCCCATCGTAGGTCCAGAGCAATACTACCAAACTCTGCAACGATTATTTGCAGATCAGGGACTGGGTGCAGAGGCAGGTTCCTACCTGAGACCTCCCCAACAGATGCAGGCATTGTTGCAGCAACAGATGCAGCAAGTGATGCAACAGCAGAACGAACCTCCTCAACCCTCACCTGAAGAGATGCTGGCCCAGGCAGAGATCCAGAGAAAGCAGATCGAAATTGCCCACAGACAAGAAGAAATGAAGAGGGAAGACGACAGAAAGAGGGACGAGATGGAGGCAGAACTCTTCATCAAACTGAAAGAATTGTCCTTCAAGTACGGGCAACCGATTGATGCCAGTCCCCTCTTGGATGCACTGACCCGCAACCGAGAACTAGAACGAGTGGACCAGGTCCGACAGCAGCAACTGTACGAACAACAGTTCCAGCAGCAACCTCCACAGGGACAGATGCCAGCATGACTCCTCGACGCTACGGTTCACGGGGCAGCACGATTGCCACCAATGAGGACTATGGGAAGAGGTTTCGCAACTTCATTGATGCGATCACGATGTTCAGTCCTTTACAACCTGCAGCAAAGTCTCTGCTGTACGAAGAGGACTACCCCGTAGCACCGTTTGCCACTCCACGGGATCGACTGGCAAACTTGCTGGAAGAACCAGAGTTTGAGCAGAGTCTCACTGAAGCAGGGATGGCTGGACAGGGATTGCCTACTGCTGCAATTGGGTCGGTCTCTAAGAAACTCCCAAAACTAGGTGGTAAGTTTAGTGAAGTCCCTATCTTTAATCCATCTGAGCATGTTGGAAAAACCATTGCCCCAATTGAGGCAGATTTGACTGCAGGGAGTCGGTATTTCACAGGAATTGGCAGTTCTAAAATTGATGCACCAGAACCTTTGCTTGGTGGTCCTGAATACGTTGTGCAGGAAGGTCGAGTTGCTCAGACAGTAGATCCACAGAAGAGAGCAAGGATTGCAGAAGCTCAAACCAGAGACTTACCTGTTCCCACCTTCATGCAGGAGATGGGGCAACCTCGCAAACCTGCGGAGGCAATCTGGGCAGCACGGAAGAATGACTTGGTTGGAGGTCAAGGGAAACAAGCGGACTACATCACAGTTCACGCAATGAATCCCGAAAGTCATCAGTCCAATCAGTCTGTGATGAATGCAACACTGAAACAGTTGGCAGCATATGTCCGAGACAATCGATTGACTGCTAAACAGGTAAAAGATTTAGACGATTTAATTCAGAAGAAAGTCCCTGAGTTCCCAGGACTGCAGGACCCTGATGTGTTTAAGATCACAGATCAACTGAGTTTTGACAAACGTGCAGAAATTCTGAAGACCTTGCAGTCTGCAAAGGCAACAGATGCAGGATCTCCTGCTGCGAAGATTGTGCGTGAAACACTCAGCAATGAGTTTGCTGGGGCACAGAGACATCAGCCAATGTTGGTGATGAAACCGTATCGTGATGCAGATGGGAATCTGATTCCTCTGGAGATGGGGAAGGATGTACTGGGAGAGCATCCATCGTACACCAAGACTTTTGCAGGTGAGGTAGTAGGAAGATTTGCTGCACCTGTCAAATCAGAGACATTGTACCCTGAGTTCTATGGTTCTCGACGGGCAGCAGGAATGCCAGAGAGAGACATCAATTATGTATTCGGGTCACGGGACTATCCCCTGCAAATGATCACACCAAAAATTGCGTCATCAATCCGTTCCCAACCTTTTGAGTTTATTCAATCCCCAAGGCAAGTACGGTTGGCAACAGATGCAGGTCTGGGCAATTGGCGAGTAATGAGTGGCAAGCAGACGAAGGGTGCTGCAGACTTTAATCGTGAATTGACGCTATCTCCAGCTTCTTCTACTTTGACTCGGTATGATGGACAGAACGGAAGAATGACTATGAAGGATCTGAACAAGATGATCAGGTCTGGCAGAATGTCTTTGTATTCTCTGGGAGAGAACGGAAAAATTGGATTTGGATTAAAACGAGAAACAAACTACAACAATGAATATGGGTTAAAGAATCCACTGTTTACGAATGATGATGTTGCCATCGTAAGTGTTTTCAATAATGAAAAAGGTGGGAGAGGAGTTGCAGGTCCTGGCACAATGTTGGAAGCACTACGGCAAGGGGGGAATGTTCTTGATGCCTTCTCCGTCCCAACGGCAAAGAACCCCAACGGATTCCTGCCAGACACCTATGAAAGATTTGGTTTTGAAGTAGTCGAAAGAATTCCGTTCAACAAAGAATTTTATACTAAACAAGAAGTTGATGATCTGGTAGACTATTGGAAAAGTACAGGTTGGGATGAATCTCAGGGAATGCCTGAGATTGTTGTAATGAAATACACCGGAGATCCAGATGTTAGACAAAACCCAGTCAGAACTTTTTTTGAACAGGGTCGAATCGGTTCTGCAGGAAGAATTGCAAACATCGACAGATCAGCAAGTAGCAGTCTTGCTGGACGGGCTAGACGGGCTACTGAATCGATTCCAACCAGAGCAGATAACCGACTTGATGATCCAGGGCCAGTGGGACGTAGCGACACACCTGCATCCCGTGGACGGTTCTCTGGCCTACTGAATGAGATTGCGTCTCTAAATCCTACCGACGCATTTAACCTAGATATTCCCACTTCTGACATTTCGTCTCTCCGCTCCCTTCTTTTTGACCCTTAGAAAATAATCGAAATTATACGGATTATTATGCCCAACCCCCTCAAGTTCAAACCCTGTGCAACCTGCCCCGCACCCAAGGTCTGTGCAAAACTCGGCAGGTGCATCAAACAACAAAGGAAGTGATGACTGATCCCATCATCCGTGTCGGTGATAGTGCGAAGAAGATTCTGCAGGAAGAATCCGTCAAACAGGCATTCGATGACCTGAAATCCTCGCTAGTGACTCAGTGGATTGCGGGGAAGACTGCCGAGGATCGAGAGCATTGCTGGTATGCCTACCACGCTGCGACGAACCTGCAGAACGAACTGAACGCTCAGGTGCAACGGTCTATCCGTCGCAAAAAACAAACCTCTAAAGGAGACGAGTAAGAATGAGTGAATATGCGGACTCGGTCGATGTCCCTGTGACATCTGACGGAACACCCCAGACCCCTGACATGCTGGTAGCCGATAAGTTTGATGATCTACTTGGCACTCGACCCCAACCGGAGACCGAGGAAACTGACGAACCCATTGACGAGTATGACGAAGATGTACAAGACGAAGAAGAAGAACAAGAAGAAGTAGAGGCCCAGGCAGAACCAGAACTCTACAAGGTGATCATTGACGGGGAAGAAGTTGAGGTCAGTCTGGATGAGCTACAGAAAGGGTACAGCAGACAGAGTGATTATACACGCAAAACGCAGCAGTTGGCCCAGCAACGCAAAGAAGCAGAAGCACTGCAACAGGACTATGCCCAACGAGTTCAGCAACTCAATCAGTTTGCCCAACAGATCCAGCAGCAACCCGATATACCAGAACCTCAGTGGACTAGTGACCCACAAGCCTGGGAACGGTTGCGACATGAGGACCCTGTCCAGTTTGTTTTGGAGAAGGATGCTGCCAGAGACAGACAGTTGGCACGACAGGAACGTGCCCAGCAGATGCAGTATCTGCAGAGTGAACAACAGCAGTTGCAGCAGCAGCAGTTTGCCCAGCATTTGGAAAACGAACGACAGAACCTGCTGGAACTAATCCCAGCATGGACCGATAGAGAAACCGCAAAGACGGAGAAGGCTGAGATCCGTAAGTTTGCTCAAGAGAAGTTTGGTCTGACCGAGCAAGACCTCTCTGCAGCATACGACTCACGCCTTGTCGCAATTTTGTACTCAGCTTGGCAAGCGAACAAGACGACCTCGCAAGCCAAGCAACAATTGAAGAAACCCTCTGAATCGACAGTCAAGACTGCAACGACAAGAGGGAGAAATTTTGTTCCCACTGATGAAGGTGCATCACGACTCAAAAAGTCAATGCAGAGCCTGAAGAAGACGGGGCGCAATCAAGATGCAGTCGCAGTCTTTGATGCACTATTGCGTTGAGACTGCAAAATTTTTTGCCCAATATGGGTAATCCAGATTATTGGAGTAAGTCAAAATGGCACTTTTAACGAATGCCTCTACCTCCTACGACATCAAAACGTCAGGAACGGAAGAGGATGTAATTGATATTAAGGAGATTGTTTACAACATCTCTCCGACTGAGACCCCTTTTGTCAACTCAGTCGGAACCCGCAACGTATCCAACACAGTTTTTGAGTGGATCACTGAGGAACTGTCTGCAACCAGCACAACGACAGACCTGGAAGGGAATGCGATCAGTGCTGCAGCAGCATCACTGACGACCCGAAACAGCAACGTCTGCCAGATCATGAGTCGGGCAGTTGCTGTGACTGGGACCCAGAGTGCAATTAAGTTGTATGGCAAGACCAGCCAGATGGCTCATCAGATGGCAAGACGCACCAAGGAACTCAAGCGTTCCGTGGAAGCTGCACTGTTGAGCAACCAGGCCCGAAACAATGGTAACAGCACGACTGCCAGAACCTCTGGCATGATCGGCTGCTGGTTGGACACGAATACCAGTTTTGATGCCACGACTGGTGCAGATCCAGTAACTGTTGGTTCCACAGCTCGAACCGATTCCTCGGCCCAACAAGCATTGACTGCCAGTCTGATCAACACAGTCATGCAGTCCTGTTTCACGCAGGGTGGAGAACCAAACTTGTTGATGGTGGGACCCTTCAATAAGACCGTTGTTTCAACATTGACCGGACGATCCATCGCACGGGAGATGATTGACAGCAATACGGCAGGCGCAAATGTGACTGTTTTTGCTAGCGATTTTGGAAATTTATCCGTCGTTACAGATAGATTCCAGCGGGAGCGTGATGCGTTCCTAATTGATCCAGAGTATTGGAAAGTGGCTTATCTGCGGAACTTCCAGGTTTCAGAACTTGGAAAAACCGCTGATGCTCAGACCAAATATCTGGTGTGCGAGATGGGACTCGAAAGCACCCAAGAGGCCGCAAGTGGTGGAATCTTTGATTTGACCACTTCCTAATCCTTAACAGAACTGCAGGTTTTGAAATGTTGACAAAGCAATTGTTTGATCATCAGGGAAACATCTGGTCGGAATTTTATGTCGATGAGATCGATCCTCGAAACCTGCAGATACATCACAAGGTCACGCAAGACATCGAGCCAACATTGAAGTTGACGAAAAACTTGCGTGACAACCAACATCTCGATCCATTTGCCAACAAGCAAAGCGGATGGAAACGAGTTGCGGAGATTCCCAGAGTGCTTTACGACGAATTACACCGTCAAGGAATCACTAGGGACAAAAAGAAATTCAAGCAGTGGCTGAACGATTTCCACAATAAACCCTTTAGGGTCTGGGAAGGTCGTCTATGACCTTTGATCAACTCAAAACAAATATAGCAGACTGGCTCAACAGAACGGATCTGACTTCTGTCATCCCTACGTTCATCACGCTTGCCGAAGCAAGACTGAACCGACAACTGCGGACAACGAATCAGTACACCCGTGCAGACATCAGTACGTCTGATCAGTATCTCTCCATGCCGAGTGATTTCCTGGAAATGCGGCACATCAGGATTACATCTCCGAAAGAACGGGATTTAGTGGAGATTGCAGCTCACAGCATCAACGAGTACACGGATTCAAACTTCACAGCATCACTATCCGATACTTATCCGAGATACTACGTTTACGGAAATGCTCTCAGGATCATTCCAACCCCTGCAGAGTCGATCACCTACGAAATGTTCTACTATGCCAAGATCCCAGCACTAAGCACATCAGTGACAAGCAACTGGGTTTCGACCAGTCATCCAGACGCATACTTGTATTATTCCTTGCTCCAGGCCGCACCCTATTTGGGAGAGGATGAACGAATCGGGGTCTGGGCACAGCAGGCAGAACGTGCCGTTGCCGAGATCCAGGCATCTGATGACCGAAGGAGAACAAAAGGCAGCAGACACTCCCTGAACTTCCAGGCCATGTCATGAGTACCCTGACCAAATACGGGACCAAACGATACGGAATTGGGGGATATGTATTGAGCTATGGGTTCGTCAAACAGTTGACCGATGAAGCCATTTGGACAAAACAGACGGACACCACTGCAGAAGTTTGGACAAAACAACAGAACAGTCAGACGGATACTTGGACAAATCTTAATCGAGAAGCAGGAACCTAGATGCCCACGACGACCAATTACAGCATCACCCTCCCCACTGTTGGAGGATCTAAGAACACCTGGGGGACAACCCTCTCTGCTGCCCTAGTGTCCATTGAGAATGAGGTCTATACGGTGGATCAGGTACTTGGTGAAGCGTCGGATTCTGCAACCCCGTCACTTGCCTACAATCTGACCCAAGCATCCACAAACGCCAGCACTGCAGCATCAGATGCCGCAGATGCGATTGCGATTGCTGCGAAGCAGGTCAACACCGTATTGACGGGACTCACGACAACATTATCGAACCTTGAAACCACAGTGGGGTCAGTTGCAGGCGGGACGGGTTTGGCGGCAGATGCCGATGACGCAGCAACCGATGCTGCTGCAGCATTAACCGCAGCACAAGCAGCACTAGCAAGCGTATAATAATGCCACAAAGCAGTACCTACTACACCGACCTCAATTTGCCTTCGCTAAATGAAGACGGAAGCACTTGGGGAACAATCCTGAACCAGTATCTGGAGGATCTGACCACAAAACTGAAGGCATTGTCTGACAGGATCAATGCGGCAGGAGTTGGTACGGATTCGACGTTGGCTCAGATCAACCGAGACATCAACAGTGTGGACACGATTAATTCCCAGTTACCTGCAGGATGTCCTGATATATTCCCAGATCCTTATTCTGGAGTGCATACCACGGTCTCGGCTTGGCCTGCCTTCAATACCGAACTGACAGCACTAGGATTGTCACCTCCTGAAACGGAAGCCGAGATCCTCGCCTTCTTTACTGGGGACCCCTCCCCAATGGATGACCTCAAAGATTTCTTTGATACCAGGATCGCAACGATCAACTCAACTCTCGATACTGCAGAAACGAACATCGCAAGGGCACTCAGGGATACATGCAAAACAAACGCAGTCTTGGACAGTTTTGATAATCGTGTCTACGTCAAAAAGTATGTCCGTCAGAGTTTGACTGCCCCAGCCAGTACTCCCAGTTATGGGACACTAGAACCTTGGTATAGTAACTTTTCGTCTGCTCTGGTGGACAATCCTCATGAAATTCTCTTCATGCAGTTTCTGCATTATCGGACTCATCCAACGTTAGGAAGTGCCTACTATTTCCCAAATTCCCTGACCTCCAGAGGATCATCCTATGAAGTGGATCTGATTCATGGGGCAGAGATTGCGTTTGGGACTGCAGCAGAATATCAGAGTGTGAATGATGCTCACATTGCGAACTATGTTGCCAATGGCTACATCAACACTGGGTCTACGAATACATACATAGGCTATCAACACAACACAGGAGGGTATCTCGGAGGAAATTCAAATGGAGACACCTTTGCGGATTACCCTGTTGATTCCTCAATTAGTGTGGGGACAGATGCCTATGTGATTGAAGTTGTAACAGAAAATGAGAGTTCTACGAGTTTTCAGGCGGCATCTACACCCAACGGGCCTCCATTCCAGTTGTTGCAGGATCTGTCATTCAGTTATGTCCAAGCAAACGAGGACTCTGGAGCAACCAATTATAAAACATTTGGAACCTTGGTTGGTCCGTCGAGAGGGTCCCAAAGTGGTGAGGTAGGAGTCTCTACACAAAACTTCCAAGTGCGAATCATCAAATACACGGTCCAGAATGTCGCAGTTTATGACGAACCAGACTTTTCCAGTTGTCCCAATGCGGATTGATCTATGAGTTTCACAACTACCACTAATTTCAGTTTAAAAAAACCCGTTGTCGGGGGGTCGTCTGATCTATGGGGTTCTTACATTAACGAATCCCTCGACACGATTGACTCTCAACTGCAGACCCTCACAGTTTCAATCAGTTCCCAGGACCTGGAGGATCTTGGGAATGTCCTGAACAACACTGCGGCAACAGGACAACTGCTGCAGTTCAATGGAACGAACTGGTCTGCTGCCACAGTCAGCATCCCATCATCTGTGGATGATCTGAGTGATGTTGACATTACCACCACGACACCCAGCACAGGGGATTCGTTAGTCTGGGACGGCAGCAAATTTACCCCTCAGACAGCATCTGCCGCATCAATCACCGATGGGTCAATCACTTCTGCCAAACTCAGCACAGGGTTGCAGACCGTTATCGGACGAATTCTGGTCACGGATGATGACGACAGTCCAACCGACAATCAGATTCTGGTTTACAACAAGACGGACTCTGAATGGAAATTTGCAGACCAGGCAGGCTCAACCGTCCAGACTCTTGGTGATGTGGACACAGCAGGTTTGGCGGACAATGCTGTTCTGATCTACAACTCGACAGATGGGGAGTTTGAGCTTGAATCGGGGGCAACTCTACGCACCAGTTTGGGGGTCGATGCTGCAGGGACAGACAACTCCACCCCAACCTCCCTGGTTACTACCTCGCACGATTATCTGAGTCTCTCAGGTCAGGCAATTACACTCAATGCAATTGATCTTGCTGCAGACGCAACAGGCACTCTGCCTGTTGCAAATGGGGGGACAGGGGCAACAGATGCCAGTGGTGCGAGATCGGCACTAGGTTTAGTGATAAATACAAACATTTTAGCATACGATGCTGGGCTGAGTTCTATTGCAGGGCTGACAACAGCAGCAGATAAAATGATTTACACGACTGCTGCAGACACCTACCAAACAGCAGACCTGAGTGCTGCAGGACGGGCACTCCTCGATGATACCGATGCCGCAGCACAGAGAACGACCCTTGGATTGGGGACTGCCGCAACCAGTGCCTCTGGGGACTTTGCGACAGCAGCACAGGGGGCCTTGGCAGATTCCGCACTGCAGGATCTCGCAGATGATGCGACACCTCAACTCGGTGCTGATCTTGATGTCGTAACGTATTCAATTGTTTCGACAGATAACAGATCGATCAACATCACACCGAATGGAACGGGTAACGTTGCTCTCGGAAATTTCACATTTGATGTGGATCAGACCGTTGGTGCTGCAGAAGACAACTACATCCTCACCTACAACCACAGCACCACTTCGATTGGACTGGAAGCAAACACGGGCAGTGGTGGGGGTCTAACGAACCTAGAACATACGAATTCCGTAAGCACTGCAGAGACGATCAGCAGTGGGCAACACCGTTTCTACGTTGGGCCGATGAGTTTTTCTAACTCAGTGACTGTAGCAGGAAAAATGCTGGTCTTTGATGGGCTTTATAACCAAACAGGTGGGACAACTAACGTTACCGGAACACTAAATATTAGAGGTTAGTAATGGCAGGTGAAATTCAACTTAATTCAACCACGATGGCAACGGAGTCATCTGGTAGCATCACAGCAGAAATGGACACGATTCGTCCAAATACAACCAACGGTAGTCTGACACTCCAAGGAGACAGTTCCGATGCTGGTGTAACGGGCTTAACGATTGATTCCAGTGGGAATGCTACGTTTGCTCAGACAATTTCTGGTGGGACAATTGGCAGTAGTGTTGTGTTTCCTGCTGGACATATTTTACAGACTGAAATTGACACGTTCAGCACCTATACTTTGTTTAGCAGTTCGACTTATGCAGCTATAGCATCCAATGGATTTGAAAAATCAATCACTACGTCAGTAGCAAATTCAAAAATCCTAGTAACTATTTTTCTAGCAGGTGCTGGAACAACAGGAAACACATTGGCAGCCTTACAAGTCAAAATTACAGAATCTGTAACATCATTAGATCAAAAATTAGACGATTTAATTGGCTATGCGACGGATACAACAAGCACAATGATTAACCCAGCAACGCTAAATTATCTCCACGCACCAGCACAGTCCGCAGGAACAACGCTTACCTATATCCCACAGTTTGCGGCAAGAAACAGTTATACCGATTCTGCATTTATTAATAACCAACTGACTACAAATTACGGCTGTACACTACTTTTACAGGAGATTGCACCTTGAGAAATCGAATTGAACCTAATGCTATTCGTCAAATCAGCCCATCCGCTATTTTTAACTGGTCGCAAGATGTAGGTATCTGGTTATGGGAATCAGATGATCTACAACCAAATCAAGCAGAAATAGATGCTAAAATCGCAGAACTAGAAGCAGCCGAACCAATGCGTCAACTACGCATTCAACGCAACCAACTACTTCAGCAAACCGATTGGCGAATGGTATCCGATTATCCAGGTTCTAACCAAACCGAGTGGCAGACCTACAGACAGGCTCTTCGTGACATCACCACACAGACACCATCACTTGACGAAAACGGGCAACTGACGGGCATCACCTGGCCCACACCTCCTAACGATTAACCAAAGGCCGAGCAATGCCAGCAGAAGCATCTGGAATCATTGATATGGTAAACACGTTAGGAGTGAATGTAGTCACCCTCCTAGCAGCATTTTACTATATTCAATGGATCACCAAATCTCATCGAGATGAACGGACCAAAGCAGAAGAGATGCACAAAGAAGAACGTCTCGCCTGGATGGAAAAAGATTCCCAATCAGATGCTGCACTTCAACGAATTATGCAGGATTCCAACAAAATACTGGGAGATTTAAAGTCTGTCCTTACTGAACAAACGACATTGCTCAGAGAAATCTTGGCAGATAATAGAAAATGAGACTCTTACTTCTGCTCCTCCTGTTCTTTACATCAATGGTCCAGGCCCATGACGAAGACGAACTGGACTACAAAACAAATTATCTGTTTGTCTGGACAGGCAACTGTACACACCGATTGATCCCCACTTACGAACAAAAGGGAGTCCCGTGGAATTTTGCGTTCAGTATGGCTAGTCAGGGTTGTAGTTGCGTGATCGACAAGTTCCGAGAGAACTACACGCATACTGAACTGTTGAGTCTCAGTGATGAGGAACGAGAAGAACGATCCCTCTATTTCGCCCAGGTCTGTGGTGGTCAAGTCAAGGAGTTGTGATGTCTGTCAGTGAGTCCAAGAATTTCAGCAGAGATGAACTGAAGTGTAGTTTCTCAGGGGAGTGCGAGCTTGAAGAAGACGCATTGAACAGACTGCAGGCTCTACGGGATGAATGGGGGAAACCCATCAAGTTGTCCTCGGCATATAGGTCCTCTGAGCATCCAAGGGAACGGACAAAACCAAATGGCCCAGGATATCATCACGGGAAAAATGGAAATGGAGGGCAGGCATTTGACTGTCTGATTGCTGGTGAGGATACGGTCCCGTTCATTGCGCTTGCGATCAAACACGGATTCAAGGGGATTGGGGTATGCCAGTCTCCAAAAACTGAATGGAATCAGAGGTTTATACATATTGATACAAGAGAAAAATACGCTTGCTGGAGTTACTAAATGGAATTCATGGAACTGCTGAACTCGGCAATTGAGTCAGGTGGGGTTGAATTGGTCCTGACGGCAATCGGGCTACCGATGGCAGCAGCAGGGGTCGGAGTTTACCGCAAGGTTCGCAAGGCCAAAAAACTGAAGGAGACTTTACTTGGCTAAAAAACTTCAGGAAGTCCAGATCCCTCCAGGCTTTGTGGATGGCACTGCAAGAGAGATCAAACAACGCTGGCTCAAGGGGAACTTGGTTCGGTTCAGAGATGGACGACTGAGACCGATTGGCGGATGGTCTACCTTCCCACTGTCTCGGCACTCTGAGACTCTGGACTCGGCAGTCCGAGGGCATCTCCAATGGAGAAACAATGCTGGGGTTGGACTGATGGCACTGGGAACTGCAGGATCTGGCAACCCAGACTACGGCAAACTCTACGCATTTGAGGTCGCCTCCCCTGCGACTTTCACAGACAACACTGCAGACACAACCGATAGCAGTGATCAGGTAACAGTCGATGATGGAACCCTCTTTGAGATTGGAGATGTGATCACAGGCTCAGGTATCCCAGACTCCACGACAATCACGGCAGTCAGCACCAACACTCTGACTCTCTCCAATAATGCCACGGCAACGGCAACGAACATCACGGTCACGGTCAATCCAACGCTCCCTAGACAAAGGATTTACGATGTCACCCCGTCAGGGTATCAGGCAGAAGGTGATGCGGAGTTTCGACCAGGGTTCGGGGCGAATTACTACGGAGATTGGTTCTATGGTCAGACGTTTTCAACGGCATCTTATTCCAAGAAGGCACACTGGAGTTTGGACTCATTTGGACAAGACCTGATCGGGACCCATTCGGGGGACAAAGCGATGTTTTACCTCGATGTGTCGGACCTCTCCATTGCTGCGAAGGAAATCACCACGGCAAATAGTTTCACCGAGAATGCTCCGACTGCTGTTGCCGTGGTCGTCACTCCAGAACGCCATGTGCTGGCACTCGGTGCAGATGGGGATGCACGACAGATCAAGTTCAGCAGTCAGGAGACCGTGGATGTCTGGACTGCCAGTGCAACCAATACTGCAGGCTCACTTCCTCTGCAAACTCAGGGATACATCGTTTGCGGCAAGAACGTCCGAGGCACAACTTTGGTCTGGACGGATGTGGATGTGCATCAAGTCAACTACCTCGGTCCTCCTCTTGTTTTTGGAACGACAAAACTGGCAGACAATGCTGGAGTGATCTCTCCATACTCAATTCATAATTCTTCAGAGATCACTTGCTGGCTCAATTCAGGAGGATTCTGGGTATTCGATGGATCTGTAAGACCTCTGCCGAGTCCCATCCAAGACCGAGTCATGAGAACCGTGGACTGGACTCAAGAAGGTTTGATCTACAGTGGCGGGAATGCCGAATTTGGAGAAGTTTGGTGGTGGTGTCCCAGTGTCACAGGGACTGCGGGGGAATGTGAGTATTATGTGATTTACAATTACCGAGACAACAACTGGTACGATAGTCTCAGCACATCTGGAGTCAGTCGAAACTGCTGGATTGATAAGGGTGTACTAAGTTCCCCGATTGCCGTCGATGCAGGAGACAATACCATCTACAGTCATGAGAACACAGACCCTGCACAGACGGATACTGCAGAGGCCGAGACGGGTGCGATTGATCTGATGCGAGGGGAGAGGTACAGCAGGATTTCCAAAATCTTTACAGACAGTGATCAACAAGCGGCAGGTGCAATCAATTTCCAATTCTATACTGCTGCGTCAGGTGATGCTGCCGAGACCACATCATCCAGCTACCCACTGGAGACGGATGGGGAGATTGATGTGCGACTGCAGGGCAGACAGGTGCGGTATCGAGTGACCGGAGCATTGACCCAAGACTGGACTGTAGGGTCCACAAGATTTGAAACCCATGTCGGAGGTCGGAGATGATTCTACCCAATCCTCCAGGTCAATATTTACAATCGTACTTTGCACCGATTCTTCAACAGATTGCGAAGTTGTTGACCAGTTCGTATCAGAAAAACCAAGACGTTGAGCTGAATGCGGACCAACGTCTAATCATCGTTTCGCCCGATGGGACCCGCTACGAGATCGTGGTGGATAACTCAGGGGTTCTCAGTGCGAGTGCCGTTTGATTTACGACTGCAAAGATGGGGGACTGACAGAGATTGATAATGGTCAAAGGGCTTTTGAAGAATTTATCCGACTCCATCATGAAGTTAAACGAGTATTGGCAAAAGACATTGGGACCCATGACCCTGTGCATATCTGGCAAGGCATCTGGGATGGAACCTATGACTGCCTCATCCACCAGAACTCTATCGCAGTTGCCGAGATGCTGAAGACCCCGAAGATCAAAGTATATCATTGTTTTCTAGCAGGGGGTGTGATGAACGAAGTCCTGAAACTCTGGGAAATCGGCAAAAGACTGGGAATCTTGCGGGGTGCTGACAAGTTTCAGGCCATTGGACGCAGGGGTTGGCAGAAGACTTTGGGGTTGTGTTCCGAACAAATCATTTACACACAAGCAATCGAGTAAGCATATGAAGGGTGGATCAAGAAACCAAACCATCACACAGGAAAATGTTCCAGAATGGGCACAGGACTATGCCAAGGACACTCTGGACAGGGCAGACGCAGAGAGTCAGAAACCCTATGAACCGTATCGTTATCAGCGATACGCAGACCCCTCCGCAATGACGAACCGAGCAGAAGGGATTCTGGGAGGGAGATATGATAATCGTTTTGGGGAAGGAGGCACAGACCCCTTTGCTGCTGCCAATGCTGCCACTGCCAATGCCGCAGGATACCAGTCGTCCTACCAGGGGACAATGGGTGGGTCCTTTGGGCAACCAATGAACTACCAGTCTAATCTCTCAGGGATGCAGAACCCAAATGTTTTTCAAGCACAGAACTACACACAGGGTCTCCCGCAGTTCAGTAACCCGAATGCATATCTCGCCAATCAAAATGCTGCAGCCTCCAATGTGAATGTAGGACTGCAAAACCAAAACTATACAAATGCAAATCAAGGACTGCAGGGTCCTGTGAATTACCAGCAAGGCAAGACCCTGCGTGATTCAATGAAAAACTTCCAAGATCCGTACACCGATTCTGTGGTCAATCAGACGATTGACGACATGAACCGTGCGAGAGAGATCACAGGCAATCAGATCAGTGGAGATGCTGCACGGGCTGGAGCATTTGGCGGAAGCCGAGAGGCACTGATGAGGTCTGAGAACAACCGAAACTTTGCAGATCGAACTGCTGCTGCCGTGGGGCAGTTGCGTTCTCAAGGATTCCAGAAAGCAGCAGATTTGGCGCAACGAGAAAACCTGCAACGACTATCGCAGACTGCCTCGGATGTCCAGCAATCAAGAGGTCTGCAGTCTCAAGGGAATCTGGCAGCACAGGGGTTGTCTGCACAGGATCGTCAGAATGTCCGAGGGTTGACATCTCAGGGGGCACTGGCAGCACAGGGTCTGCGTTCCCAAGGGGCACTGGCAGCACAAGGGTTGGAAAGTCAGGGGGCACTGGCAACCCAGGCACAAAACGCCAATCTTTATGGTCAGGGACTGGGGGCAACTGCTGCTGCTGATCGGGCAGCAATGGGATACAACGCAGGACTGCTTTCAGATGCTATGGGGTATGACCGACAAGACCTCAATCAACTGCGAAGCATTGCAAGCAATGAAGCACAGTTCGCAGAAAATGCTATGCGGAACGCTGGAGCATTGAATCTTCAGGGTGGGCAGCAACTCGGAGCATTGGCCCAAGCTGGAACTGCCGATGAACGTCAACGGATTGCCGATATGCTGGCAGGTGGTGCAGCTCAAGACATGCGGGAACAACGAGATCAGGATTGGTATTACCAGCAGTTCTTGGATCGGCAGGCATACCCAGGCAGACAGATTGATTTACGCAATGCCGCATTGAGTCCATTGACAGGGACCGTGGTGCGGACACAACCACAGTACCAACAGAATCCATTCCTCCCTGCTGCGGGGGCAGGTCTGGGGACCTATGCCGCACTGGCTGGAACAGCAGCATCAGGATACGCACTACCCATTGCAATGGGCATGGGCGCATTGACTTACATGAACAGCAACCAATAAGGTCGTCATGCAGTTGTACAATCAGTACCTGAACCAGTTCCCTGCCACAGACCAGCAAATCATCAAAGAGTTGATGCGGCAGTATGAGTCTGGAGATCCACAGTCTAGGGCACTGGCTCAACGGAGGTTGGAACCGTACACTCAGCAGTTACTGCAGATGTCCACGGCAGATCGAATGCAACGACGGCAGGACGCATTCCAGGCAGGCCCTGCAATGCCCGAAGAATCGATGAGTTTTCAAGTCAAGCAACCTGCGGTGACTCCGTTGGAATCTGACCCTGCAGCAGTGATCCAACAGGCACAGAACCCTGATTTGAATCGTGACCTGACGGTGCAGTCTCGGATGAATCCACAGCAGTTGATTGGGACAGGGGTCCCATCAAAGAATCCAACGACTTTAGGACAACGATTCCCACTGGAGAATCGTCCTAAATTACCTCCAATGAGGTTACCTGCACAGGCAGGTGGTTCCCTACTCTCCGAACCAGAGAATGCAACCGTTCCGCAGATCCCAGGTGCACCTCCGATGGGCAAACTGCCTGCTGTGAATCCACCTCAACCCACGAGTCCCAAAACCGAGTTTGGGATTCCTAACTTGTTTTCTGCAGGTCTGCTGGATGAGGAGCAGGACTCTGCCCCGTCACTTTTCAATGATCCGACTCGGATGGGATTATTGCAGGCAGGACTAGGATTGATGTCTGCTCCCCAATATTCCACCAACCCAAATGATGTCTCCTTGACCAATGCTCTTGCCAAGGGTGTAGGTGGATTCATCCAAGGGTATGGGACGACGAGTCAACGACTGAAAGAAGAAGAGAGGCAGGAACTGGAAGATGAGTACCGTAGATCAGAACGGGAATTCAACCAGATGTTCAAGGGTGTCATGATGGATGATGCCCGCAGTCGGATGGATGAACGTAACGAGGGATACACGGATCGAATCATGCGATTGGCAGAAGAGAAAAATCAGATTGAAGGCATGGTCAACGAGATCCTTGTTGCAGAGGGCAAGACGGACAACAAGACACGCAAAATCAACCTGACGACCTTGGCACGGCAAGACCGAGATCGATTCAATGAGCTGCATCAGAATTCCACAACCGACAGAACACCGTTTGAACAGATTCTGATTAAGTCTGGAGAGTATGATGCCGAAAGTGCAGCAGGATTGCCTCTGTCTATCTTGAAGGACACTGCAAAAACAATCGCAGCACAACGGGTCAAGCAAGAGAAACCCGAAGGGGGTTTGTTTGGGGATTCATTGCAAGCAAAAGCTGCACAATATCTGATTGACGAACAAGGTGCAGATCCACAACAACTTGCTGAACGGATTATGGAGGGGCGTTCAACTCCTCAAGTCGTCAGTGTGCCTGTTGATCCAAATGATCCGACAAAAGGAAGTCGCTTGATGTTGTTGGATCGAAACAATCTAGCAATGGATGAGATCCCAGGTGGCACAACGGTTCCACCAAAGAAGGAAATCAATGCAACCGACATCCGAAATTATAATGATTATCAAATTACTCTAAACCAAATTGATCAGTCCATTGGGTTGTTAAAGGATGAAGAGGCAATCAAAGGCGTAGGGGACATTCAAGGATATTTCCCAGGGGTGGTAATTCCTGCAAAAGCCAAACAACTCAGGGCATTGATGGCAGACCTTACCTCTGATCGATTAAATGAGAAGTTTGGTGCTGCACTGACAAAGCAGGAGTTTGATCGCATTAAGGCCGCAGTTCCTCTGGAAACAGATTCGGAAGAGACCCTGCAGGTCAAACTCAACACATTGAAAGACATTTTCCAAAACAAATTGGGATTGCTTGAACAACAATACCCCAGTAGTCGGTATCGACCATTTCCCAACATTAATGCAGTTGGGCTTGACGGATATAACGAAGCAATCGGTAATTAACTATGGAAACTGGACCTTACCTCAAGGCATGGACCCCCATCTCTCCAGTAGTCACAGAACTCTGGTTGAAGTACGCATCAAATGATCAGAAGGACACTCGACTTACTAAAATTGTAAAGGCCATTACAAACATCCGTTTGGAAAGAACAGGCCGAGGAGATAGTCCTGAAGTCATTGAGCAGGCAATTGACAAGTTCTTGAGGAAGAACAAATACCAAGGCAAGGCAGGACTGGAGAAAGCGATCACCTCCCGTTTAGAGAACACCATTGGCAAACGAATGGAAGATGTTCAACGGGAAGCAGATTACCGAATGGCAAGAAGACCAGGTCCTCAGTTTCGGGGTAGTGACAACCGAACAGCAGAGCAGATGGTGCAGGACACTGACGTTCAAGGGATCAACCCCAGAATCAAACAGTTTGCCCGTCAATTTGCTCAGGGTCTTCCATTTGTAGGGACCTTTGCCGATGAAGCAGAAGCCTTCTTACTGGCAATGTCCACACCAGAGGAACAATCTCTGGATGCTTACCAGGAACGACTCAGCGCAATCAATCAGGAACAAACCAATTACCGTGAATTCAATCCTGCTGCCGCAAATTTTGCAGAATTGTCTGGGTCAGTTCTCGGCAGTTATCCTCTTGGTCGTCCCATCTCTGCGGTAACGAACCGAGGACCTTTAGCACTGCAAGAAGGGCAAGGAGTTCGGAATTTTGCGAGAAGAATGGGGCAAGGTGGGATTGTTGGTGCAGCAGAGGGAGCTGCAACTCAAGCAGGCATTGATGCAGACCCCAACAAGGTATTTGCCAGCAGTTTGTTTGGTGGCGCAACTGGAGCAGTAGGAGAGGGTGTGATTGGCGCTGGTATGGACGCAGCAAGCCGATTAGGTGGACTGATCCGTGCCAACAATGGAGGCAATGGAAATATTATCAATCCCCCAGGTCTTGGCAGTAGTCCCAACGAACCAGCAAACCGTGCCACTGCAAAACTGCTACTGGCAGCAGAACGAGACACAGGCCAAACAGGGATTGATGCTGTAAATGTGGGAAGACAACGACTGGGAGATCAGGCCGCACTTCCCCGTGAAGTCAATGCAGATCAAACCATGTTCCCTGATCTGTATGGCAGAAACGTGATGAATGTTGCAGATACCTTAGTCAATCGACCAGGTGAGGGGAATCAACAGCTTGCCGAACTACTGCAGGCAAGACAACGAGATCAGAAGGAACGAGTCCCTGCAGCATTGCAACGATTTTTGGGGGAAGGTGAGACTCCCCAGATGGCAAAAGAACGACTCGACCAAGAACGGTATACCAACATCAATCCAGAGTACAAAAACATTGAAGGTCAGGTAATGACAGATCCAACTTACGGTACTGTCATTCGTCGAGATGATCGAATGTCTCCAAACTACGAACTGCTGCGAGAAGATTACAAACGAAGAGGGTTGCCAAGTTATGGCCCCATTGCTGATGCAGATAATAATCCTTTGGAACCTTATACTCTGCGTCAATTAGAAGACCTCCGACAAAGCACAAGGGATGCACTAGGCAAGTTCCCTTCAGAGCCTGGATACATTGGAGGAAGGGCAGCACAGTCCTTGGAACAGAATCTAAATGAGATTATGGGTGCAGCACGGGCTGAAAATCAAACCTATGCACGACTACTTGATGAAGGCATGGACAACAAACAGATGATTGATCATGTCAAATATGGGTATGAAAAGGCCGCAAGCGAGAATCCAAAAGACTTGGAAGAATACATCAATAAAAAGGTTCGATCTGAGAACCAGATGGATGCACTCAGAAAAGGATTTGTTGAAAAGTTGACGACTCGGATGGGCGAGAAGACTGCCGAGATGGGAGATCGTGCCAGTGATTGGAATTCTGAAAATATGAAGAAACGAATCCGTCTGATGTTTGGCAATGAAGACAACTTCAATATTTACAAACAGATGATGGATGTGGAACGCAGGAGATCAGGAACCTACAACTACACAATGGGCAACTCAGCAACAGCAAGAAGACTTGCAGCTCAAGAAGAACAAGGAGGGATTGATCCACTTGATGTCTTAGGACTTGCTGCGTCCTATAACAGTCCACAGGCATTTCTTGGAATCACCAGAAGGAATGTTCCAGACTTCCTAAATGTCAACCGACTGGAGAACCTGCGGATGTCTGAGCAAATGCTGCCAATGATGAAGGCAACAGGGTTCGATGAAAACCAAGCAGTTCTGCAAAGACTGCAGGACTTCATCCCTATCCGAGAACAGTACATGCGAGACCGTGCTGCTAGAGATTTGCGAGGTGGATTGATGTCGTCTGCAGGGGGGTATGGATTGGCAAATGAATTTGGACTTTTGGACGACTGACATGGTCAGTGCTGCCCATACCTATTCTTACAAAATACTGATATCATAGAATAAAAGTCATTTTCTAGTTGACTTCTAATCCGTAGGTTGCAGGTTCGAGTCCTGCTGGGCGCACCATTTCCGAGGATTTTCGATTTGTCGATAGCTCCCTATTGGCATCATAGGTTTCTCACCAGATTTTCGATCTCCAACGCATCTGGATCGAGGTACCCCATCGTCGTACTCAGATCTTCATGACGCAGCAACCGTTGCACATGCACCGGACTAGCACCCTGTCTCAATAATTCCGTTGCCACTCCCGCCCTGAATCCGTGTAGAGGTTTCGGACCTCGGCAGTCGCACTTGGTCTGGACAAATCTCATGCTGGCAGTCAGTTCGTTCAAATGCGCCCAGTATCGTTTCCCATCTCCCTTATCCAATACCCAGAATTCTCCTGATCTGTCCCACTGAACCATTTCCTCCCGCAGTTTTGGCGAGATCGGCACCCAGGCATCTCGTCGTGATTTGACCTGCCAACTGTCCGTGCTGACGATCTTGATCCTCTTCTCTTCCACACTCGACCACTTCAGATTCAACAGTTCCCCTCCCCTCATGCCTGTCTGCGAGAGTATCCAGATTGCTCTATATAATAATGTATATCTCCTACCTGCAGTCTCTCGGCAATATTCCAGCATCTGCTTGATCTGTTCTGAGCTGTAGAACTGTGGTCTCTTCTTCACTGTTCGCAATGCCTTCAAGGTCACTGGGTGCTTCAGCAGTTCCCTCTCCGACAACCAACGAACAAAAACCCGCACGGATCTGACTGCAGAATTGATGGAGGAATCGGATAGACCCAAACTGCGGAGGTGGTCGTAGAATGGTTCCTGGACCTTGGAGGAAAGCTGTCCAGTTCTCGGGGGGGCAACATGCAGAAATCTTTGCACATCCAGTCGATAGTGATCTACCGTTTTGTAATCCCTGGCAGAAGCAACCGAGGCCAACCACTCATCTAGCAGGGGATCCAGGTACTGTCCGTGTC